ACGCGTTGCCGCACCAGACTTGGCATTACGCCGTTGTGTGCGCTGCGTTTCTCGCGCTTCCCTCGCTTCTTCCGCAGTGCGCCCTGTCCACTGACCAACTAACTCGGCCAATGTCCAGTTTTCGCCTGTTTTCGGATTCACCTCGTTCAACGCGTCCCGGTTTCGCTCAATAAACCGCAATGTCGAAGCATCTTTACCGATGTCTTGCCCAAACACCTCTACCACTTCAGCTATCTGCTTTTGCATTCGCTGCTGCATCTGTGCTTGGTTTTGGCCCTGCAGCTGTTCGACCACCTGACGCAACTGCCCTACTTGGTCTAACCCATTTTTCTGTAGTGCCTGTTGTATCTCTTGGCCGATCAAGTTATGCACATAGTCGATGCCAGCTGCCTGTTCCATTAATGAACGCTGCTGCTCTGCATCTGTTGCTTGCATGGCTGCACGCCGTAGTGATTCAGCATCTTGCATGGTCTGCTGCTGCACCGTTTGCGGTTGCGCTTGTTGCTCTTGTAGCTGTTTAAGCTTGGCCGTTTCCTGTGCAACATACTGATCGTGCTGCTGCTTCAACTGTGTGAAATATCTGTCTGCCTCCCGACGATCACGCTCCAACGGAGATAGGTCGTCATTTGTTGAATTGCGCGATGATGCGCTTTCTTCTACTTCGACTTCTTCAGCATTAGTCTGCCCTGCACTCTGTTCTTCGGGGTCGCTTCGGGGTTGATCCAGATCCAGCATCCCCAGGCCCATTTCATTAATGGGTTCTGCAGATCCTTCATTGGTTCCCTCAGTCGTCTGCCCTTCCGAAACGGCTGGGTCTATTGCCACTTCCGTCATACTCACCTCTACATGAAAAAACGCGCCAACTATGCCGGTGCAGGGATTAGTGCCGTAACCCCCACTGACCCGGCACGGCCAGCGCGTTATGTTTTGTGTGACCGCGTGGTCACATTGTAAATACTACTTAGTCGTTATTGTCCGTGAACAACCCCGGACTGTCTACATTTCTACTCAGATCGCCTGTTGCGCCCTTGTCTACCTTGTCCCAATCAATCTGTTCCATGATCTCTTCAACACTGTCGGCTGCCAACGTCTGTGCGCCGGCGCGCCTTTCCATCTGCGCTTTCTGTGCATCAAATGTCTCAGCCTCGATTTGACTGCGCGTCTTTTGATCGCCCTCTTCTAACCCTAACGCCTTCAACTTAGTGCGCTTGTCTGTGGCGTTTTCGTAATACATACCCGTCTGTGGGTCAGGCATTGCTTGGTTATGGCCCTGCGTAGACATCAGCCTATTAAATGCGCCCATCGAGCCGAAGTTAATGGTCGATTTCTCGCCGCACTCTGGACATTCGCGCTTCTTCATAGGCTGGCCTGTGTAATACACATCCATCTCAGCATGGCCTAATCCGCATATGTAGTTATGTGTTGGCATTTCTATTCTTCGTTAGCTGTGTATGCGGCTGCAGCGGAACTTACGCCTAATGGAAATAAAACTGGCGGTGCAGACGCGATAAGATTGCGCGCTTTCTTATCTACTGGATCAAACGTTGCAAACCTGCTGCGTATTTGGTCTGGTTCAAATACCACATATATATCTGTGATACCCGCACCATCTGTTGTATTGCGAAATATCGCACCGTCGTGGCCGGCATCACGCGCCTTTTTAAGCAAGTTATCATATGTGACTTCCCGATACGACGAACCTTCAAAATCGTGTTCTAATGGATTTTCCAGCTTTAATTTAACAGGCATAATATTCTGCCCTAACTGACCTGACATATTTAGTTCATGATGCCTGTCGAAATCGTATTCAAATTGCAAATCTTGAAGTTCATCATACAAAAACATTGCTTCTTTCATGTCGCCATCTTGTAAAAGTTGGTTGTATCGTTCATTTGTGTCTTTTATGCGTTCTTCCATGTATGGATTTTTAAAAGACCGCTTTAACTGCTCGTATCTCTCTGGTTGTATCTCACTTAGTTTACCTGTTTCAGTATAAACTTCAGCAGTAGCTGGATCAGCACTAAAGAAAAACCCTTGTTTTGCGCTTGGTGCTTTTGTTCCTTTTCCCAATTTACCTGGATCAAAATATTTTATTTCACCTTTTGTTCCATGAAACGCATCTATGTCAAATCCCTGTTTCACCGCTCGATCAAGACGCGCTTTTTCTGCATCATCTAATTGATCAATAAAATCACTGTTTATGGATCGTGTTTCTAAAACATTTTCTTGTAGTGCTAAATCATACAGTTTTTTGGCTGGCCCTTGACCTGACAACTCGACATCATCAGCAGCAATAAACTCTTCTGATAGTTGCCTTAAAAGTTCATACTCTGTTGTTTCGCCGTTTTTAAATTGATTTAAAATAATGTTAAATCTGTATTGCTCTTCTTCTTCTGGTATTATTTCTTGTATTTCTTTTCTAATCTTTTCTATCTCTGCATTAGATTCAGCTATTTTTGCTTTAACTGATGCGCCTGGTGTCTCGCCGGCAGCAATTTGTTCTTGTGCTAACTCTACATTGCGCCGCCCTCTGTCCGTTATTGCAGGTTTCGGAACAAGTGTTTGAGTATTGGCCTTGTTTACTGGTTTCAACGCATCCAAATCAATTATTTCTGCGTTTTTCAGATTGTCTATGATCTGTGGAAAACTTCGGGACAACTCCTTCACTACATCGCCATATTCTGACCTACTGATATGTGTAAATGGCCCTTGTTCGTCTACTATTGTGCCTTGCCACTTACCTTTTTCTTTTGCCGACTTTGTTAAAAGTAACTGAGCCGGCCCACTCCCATCAGATCCCATATTAAATTTGACGCGTGCAGGTGCTGGCGTTGTTTCGTTTACAAACTTTGCTAATTCATTTTGTCTTGTTCTATACTGTGTTGCTTCAGCTAACAATTCATCTTTTAATGGGCCATCTTCCATTTCAGCAAGAACTGAATCATAAAAATCATTAGCCGGTTTCGACGCATCAAGTATATCTTGCGCCGCTTTCGACATCTTCGGCATCTTGCTCATCATTGCTGCTGCGCCTATGCCGCCCATTAGCTTGCCGGCTTTCCCTACCACTGGCACAGCATCTTCTACACCTACAAATGCGCCTAACCCCTTATCCAACACATCTTGCTCTAATCCCTGACCCAATGCGCTTGCCACTGCGCCAGGCTGCTGCGTTACCGCAGAAACGATGTCGGGTAATGTGCGCCTTGCTTGCCGGCCTAACTGCTCTGCCTTGTCCAGCTGACCAATCGACCCGACCACATCAACGCCTGTCTGTATGCCTTCGCCTATAGACTTAGCTACGCCACCCGGCGTTTTCAGTATGATCGCTTCCAACAATCGCTGTAAACGCTCTTGCTCGTCTGTAAGCGGTTGCATCCCACGATTGTCAGATGCAAATGCCGGCGTTATGTCACCGCTAAATCGGTTCATTAGCTACGCGCCTGTGCCTCTATCACATCCGATGTGCGCTGCGCGTTTGATCGCACCTGCGCCATTAGATCCGTTTCGCCTGTACTAGCTGCAGCGGCTCGACCTGCACTAACTGGCCCAGTTTCGCCCTGCTGTGATTGCTGTGCGGCCTGTTGATGCTGCTGCATATGCTGCTGCATCTGCTGATCGAGTACCTGTAACTGCTGTATGGCTTGTGGATTGGCTGGCTGCCCAACCATATCGCGCGCCTGTGCTTGCATTTGCAGCTGCACATAGACCTGATGCTGCTGGTATTGCGCGTGAACGCCCATGTGCGCTTCGTGGTCTTGCTCCGGCAGCACTTCAATGGGTTCACCCTGCATCACCCGGTCATTCTCGTATTGTGCAGCGCGTTCTGCTTCCACATTGCTCTGGTCTTGTATAACCGTGTCCACATCTTGTATGCCGTTAGCAACAGCGGCCAGCTTATCTATTTCCATCTGGTCATAGTTAGGACGCTGCGCCGCATAGGAGACAAACGCCATCGTTCGATCACGCTCTAACTGTGCATAGAGCGGTTGCGTGCTGCCCGTCTTGGTTTCGATTCGATAGTTATACAAGAAATCGCTGGTGCGTAGTGCGCGTATCACTCGATCATCCCCATCTGGTGCTACGTTTTCAGCAAAGTTTTCTGGTGTGTATCTTGGATCGCCCATAATCTGGAACGCATTTCGCACGATACCCTCGTAAAACCCATTTACAGCCGCCTCCATCCACTGCCCGTTGATCTGTGCAGCTGCAGCCACTACTGCCGCCTCTGTTGCACTGTCCGTTGAGCCGGCAGCCGGCGGTTGCAGTGCAGCTATCTCGCGCTCCATGCCCATAACCATGCTGAAATAGTTATACACATCCGGCGGCACGCTTCCCCAGGCTATTTCACGAAAACTGTTTAGGTCTTCTAACCCGATCACCTCACCGTCACGGCCTGTGCGTAAGGTTTCGCCTAATTCGGGATTCTGCTCCAATTCTGCGTTGGATACTGCGGCCATACGCGATGTACGTTTGAGCATATCCGAAATGCGCGATGTCTGTTCAATGATCGCGTTTTGTAGATCCTCCAGATACTTGAGGTGACCTTTGGGGTAAAACGTTTCAGCACTCAGATCAAACTTGATGCACACGAACGGAAACCCCTGCTCAACCAACCACCCGGCTTGGTCTACACCGTTGTCCAGGTCTAACACAGGTTCAGTTGGTTCGCCGGTATCTGGATCAATATCAAAGACGGGTTGGTTAAAGGTGTCTACTACTTGTGGGAACACCATCTTGCGATACGGGTGCGGTATGTCTTTAATCGGCTTGTCTACGCCGGCAGCAAACGTCACCTCGCGCCGCTCGACCCTCATGTGCCACCGTTCCAGCTGCACAAACTCGCCATTAGAAATAGCGTCTGTGATGGCCTGTTGCTCTGCGCTATCGTATCGCGCGCCCATCAGATCGCCATACCCCAACTTGTCTTCCTTCGACATGGCCGTAGGCTTGATGGACTTTTTGTTTTGTATCGTGGGATCGTCTAACAAGAACTTGAGCGGTACCCAAAACTTTTCCCGTATGTATCGCTTATCGCCCAACCTGTGTGGACTGCCGGTAGGATCAACGTGAACACAGTGCGGTGCAACGCGCGATGCTACAACCAAATCTTCGGCCATATCGTCATTGGTGACGTATGGAGCAATGATATCATCGCCTACCGGGTTATAGTCGAGTCTGACCCAACCCACGCCGGTAAACAGCGCGTCGAAAATGGCTTGATGTACGTGTGATTTAAGGTTGCAAATATTCATCCAGCTGGCACTGGCACGTTCTAATATCTCTGCAACACCCTGGTTTACTTCATCCTCTACACTGAATGATTGCACCGGGTAATTATGGGCAATCGTGCCGAGGATCTGCCGAACAATGGGATAAAAACGCGAAACCTTTACGACATCTTCGCTTCGCAGGTCGCGAATGCGCTTATCAAACTTCAGGTCATATGCGTCATATAGCTTCTGCCATTCGTCGGCCCGGTCTTTATAGAGCCGGTCAAGCATCTGACCTTCTGACTTATACCATTTAGCTTCGTATTTGTTCATTCATAGTGTATCGTCCTTATGCATACCTGCTACTTGGCTTCTCTGCTATGATCTGCTCGATCAACCGCCCCCCGTCAGCAGCAGCAGGTTTTGTCCCTTTGCGCGGCTTGTAAACATGATTGATGCCGTATCGCAGCGCATCTGCTCCGTGATCATCGCCGCCCTTTGCCACATCTTCCATGTTCCGCGTATCTCTCTGCACACTC